TGTATTAGTCCACGAGATTGCATCCCGAAAACTTCAAGCGTATTGGGGGAGATTGACATTGCTATGCTCAAAGAAGGCTGGCATCCGAGCTGACTTAGTAAAGGAAAGCTCGGGAGCTTTACCCTCATACATAAGTCGATCACTAGAATCCAACCAGAATTGTTTATCTAAGTATTTGACAGTGCTGCGACCTAATGGTTGCATCACCCAGTTAATTGTGGCGAGACGTAGCTTGTCGAGACTAGGACTAATATCTAATCCCAGCTCACGGCAAACAAGACTATTAGCCGCTACGTGGATCTGTTCGTCTCGTGACACATCGGCTGATGTCGTTCGCATACCAGCGTCACCATTAGCGCGAAAGAATGGTAAAAGAACGAAGAACACTGCACGCTCGGCAACCATCGCTTTGGTGATAGTGTGATCTGGATGCGAGACCCAAGCATCTCGTAACCGTAACGCTTCGGACTCAGCTTTCTCATCAACCCCGTAAGCATTGGCGATGTAGCCAAGAGCCACGTCGTGGTTTTCTTCGTCCCGTACGTTGGATTCGAGTAGTTCCCGTGCCACGTCTGGAACTTCATTAGAGAGCGCATCAGTTATAAAATCTCCCACAGGCAGTTCCATATGTCGCAATGCAAGAGCACGCAGGATGGTTTCCTCTGCTCCCTCCATACATGTACCAGCACTCACTTGAACTGGTGTCCATTTTCTTTTTCTGTTTAGTAGTTTTTGATAGGGGTTCATTCTTGACAATCACATTGTGGTTCATTTAGTAATTGCTCCAAGTAATCGTTAACCTCAGTTTCATCTAAAGCGGCATACGCGCTTGACTTATCCTGTACGTCACCCATCACTTGAAGGCTGTAGTAGAGGGAAGTCTGGGGCGATTCAAGCCACTCTTCAATGAAACTCTCATCCATGGTGATCAAATCCGACCACCAATTCAAAGAGTAACCGTGCAGAAGTCCAGTCCTATCCAATAAAATCATAATATTATTTGCAACTTTGATGAAGTTATCCCATCCAACTTCGGATGCAATTTCTACTTCACCATAGTCATATGTCTGTACTCCAAAAGTACCACTGTCACGATCGACAGTACGTGCAATCGGTGGTGCAATCTCAGGTGTTGATGTATAACCATCAACGTCCTTTGAGCGGTAGCTACAAGACGCTGTAGGAGCGATAGCAAATGCACGCACCATATTGTGTTGCCTAGCGATGAGTGCTGCCTGGTCAATTCCAGAAGCAAGTTGAGAAGCCAACTCGTAGGCAGGTGATGCTTTTACTTCGCCATTGTTATATGACTCAAGAGCATTACCAAATTGTTTGTAAGTTACTCCGTATCTACGGAGGAGGTTTGCAAGTCCGAGCATCCCAAGTCCAACCTGACGGTCTGTTTCTGGGGGGAGATACTCTCCCGTATTGCCAACACCAGTGCAAGGGTGGAGGGCACACAATTCCTGCATACCTTCAACGAAAGCTTGAGGGATTGAGTCGAACTCACAAGCAGCGAGGTTGACATGTTGCAACAAGCAACTGCCACGTGATCGCAAGTAAACTTCAAGGCAAACATTTCCGAAAATTCTTTGTCCTTCATTGTCATACTTAACTTTGTTTAGCCAGATGTCACCACGCCTCATGCCAATGAGAAGTTTAGATCTCAATTCAGCATCTAATTCATCCCACCATTCCTGAGAAATATCTACACAACGTTTTGCCCAAGGCAATTGATCACGAGGTGTTTCAATAAACTCTACAATGTCAGGATGATTTGCATCTAAATGTAAAACTACTGCTCCATTTTTATATTTTCCCCCACGTCGGAGAGTTTCGTTAAGAGCCGAATAGATTCGTCCAAATGATACAGGACCACTCGCAATGACGCCAGAGTCTCTCTCGAAGTTTCGTGGGTCAAGTTGTGATAGGTGGATTGCAACTCCCGCGCCATTGCGTAGAGCTGTACTACAGAACTTCCAGGAGTTTTGGATACCATGTAAACCTTCTAATTCATTACTAACGTTCATTACCGTGCACGACACGGGGAGACGGCCAGATGGATCATCCATCCATGCCTGAACACGTCCAGTTCTAGAAATTAATTGACTCATTTAACAAGGTCTTCAAGATTAGGTGGTTGATAGTTTGGTCCTTTCATAATCTTTCCGTCGGACCTGCGGATAGGTTTGTTATCTAAACCGAGCTTAGATAAATTGGATTCATGTACACGATTCAATGCAGTTTCTAAATCCCATTCCATGTTTTCAGAATATTGAAAGCAAACATAGACAAGGTCAGCTAGTTCTTTTAGCTCTGCTTCGTAGCCCTCTTCAGTAGCTGCATACATAAACTCTTTGAACTCTTCAACGATCAAATCCCGTTGCATAGTCCGGTTGGCCGAACTGTTCTGGATCCCATAGGCGTCCCGGAATTCTATCGACTGTTCCTGTAGTGATTGATTCTGTAGATGTGGTGTTGTTAAGTTCATTTTCAAGATAGTGGATAGCCTTTTTAAGGTCAGACGCTTTCGAGTTAGCATCCTTGTAACCGGCTCGGCAAATATATTTAACTGCACAGCCAAGATGATAGTTTAGTTCCCAGTCTCTGATTGCGTCCCAGCATTCGATTGATCCTCGGGTGTAGTAAGTGGGTGAGTAGTAGGCCATTGTTTGACTAGGTTAGAGATAGAATTAGATAGAACAAAGCATTGACGTTGCAATGCCATAAACAAAGTGATGATGTCTTTTTTGTCTGCATTTGGTAGGAGATCCTCTAGTCTTCTAATCTTGAACTCCTGTTCCATCGTCAATTCTGTAATCGGTGGTGGGGGTCCAAGGAATGACGGCTTGTTTTTCTGAGTCATAGTCAGTACATGTAAGGATGCGAGCAAGACGGGCATTCATTAGTGCGTCATCCTCTGTTAGTTCTTTATCTTTGAATGCCTTGATAACTGTTTGCCAGTTGTAACCATGCTCCTCAAATAAAGTCACAGCACGTTTGATTCCAATTCCGGGCACGCCGCTATATCCATCGGTTTGGTCTCCGGCGAGGGTTTGGATTAGATGCCACTTAGCACCTTCAGTAGGTGTCACTGTAGTCATTTCATCCATGTTATATAACCGACCAGGTATTTGACGCATGTCTTTATCAGGACTGACAATGATGTTGCCTGGACGTTCCGTTGCATAGATACCCATAGCATCGTCAGCTTCAAGTTCAGGTAGCTTGATTACCTCGTGGTCTTTTGATAGTTCATTTATGACCCTTCGATAGCCACAGGGTTTTTTACGATTTCGATGTCCCTTATATGCCCCAAAAATTTTCTTCCTAAAATTCTTCGAGTCACTAAAGAATAGTATTAGTTCTGGTGTGTCCCAAATAAACTCATTCTTGATTTTATTAAGTTCTCTTAGAACATTATTGTATGCCTCACTGAACTTACTTGTGACAAGAATGACATCGTCACCCCAGTCAATTTCTGTTTCAGCACCAGCGCATGATTTATAGACTATGTAGTCTGCATCAATGAGTAGTTTCATCAATGCACCTCTGCCCAGTTGGCTCCGATCTTTGCTTCTGCTGTGATTGGGATTCTAAGTTTGTAGTATTCACCAGCTTCTGCACTGCTAAGTACCAGGGATGCTGATAAATCTTGTGCGTAATCTGGGTGACACTCGAATTGTAATTCGTCATGTATAAATGCTAGCTGTGATGCACACAGCTTTAGTTGTGTAATGTTGTTTTGATTGATAACGAGCCACCTTTTTGCAACCACACCAGCTCCTGACTGAAGCAAATAATTTAGTGACTTATGGGGACTATCAAGCTGAATCCTGCGACCATCAATAGATTTAATGTAACCACGTTTAGCTGCTATATTGATACTGTCTAATAATTCAGACATGCCAGGGATAGCATCTACAAATGCAGCTCGTATTTCTTTGCCTCGTTTTTTAGCCTTAGCTGAAGATAATTGTGGGTCAAAGCTATGACCTATTTTTTCATCTCCCGCCCCATAGCACCAGGCGTAGGTAATTGTTTTGATAGCTCGTCTTGTAACACCGACTTTATCGGCATTGACTTGATGGATGTCTCCGGTAAGGAGGGTATCTCCAAACTCGGAGCTAAATTTTCCAAGGTAATGGGCGAGCATCCGTAGCTCAATCCCACTAAGATCGGCACCCACCATAACTTGACCAGGGGATGCTTGGAATAGTTTTCTAAATTCATTGTCACTAGGTACTTGAGATAAATTTGGGTTCCGATGGCTGGCTCTATGTGTAGCAGTAGCAACTGAACAATGATGATGTATTCGACTAGATGTCGTAACAAGCCTCAGCCATGCGTTCATGCCGTTCGAGAGGAGACCAAGCATTTTCATTACCGTCAAACATCTCGCGAATTGCATAGAAATCGGAGACGCTATTTCCGTCAGGACAACTTCGTCGATGATAGGTTTCCCAGTAGCTGTCATCTGTGTCGGAGTCCAACCACAAAATGTTTGCAATATCCATGAAATATGATCTCGTGATGTGGGATTTGTTTCTTTTAATCGAGTAAAGGTTGCACCTTTGATGTAGCCGCTAGTTTTGTTATCTCGCTTTGGAGTGAATTCAGCTCCTCCGACGTTAGGGTATCTCTTGCGAAGTACCTTTTTAAGATCTTGAAGTTCTTGTTCGAGAGACGATGCAAGTTGCCATGCAGCCCGCTCATCGAAATACCAGCCATGTCGTTCTTGTATAGATAAAATGTGAGCAACTTCGTGCTCTAGTAGGACCCACTCAGGTATTTGTGGAAGTGGTCGCATAATTTTTTTGTAACGTTGACATCTTGTACGCAGTAATCCTGCATATCTTGTGACCAGTGTTTCCAATCACTTGTTTTGCCAAATGCTCCTTTGTATTCACCTAATCTGTAACCGTATGCCTCAAGCGAATGTCTACCTCGTAACTGAGATGCCATATAACTAATGTCTAATTTTTTATCCACTTCCATCATATTTGCATGATACAAGCGGGACAAAAGTAAGGTATCTAAAACAAATCCAGTAGGGTTAAACCATGGATAGATTTTTTCTAGTACGGGCAGATCATATCCAATTACATTGTGTCCACAAATAACCTTTGATTCTTCAAGCAACTGAACACCACGGACAATTGGTTCTTGGTCACCTTGATCGTTGTAGACATATGTCTCATCAGCTTCCGAATCAAAGATGACCATACAGTGAATGCAGGTAACATCATTTAGGAGACCGTCCGTCTCCAGATCGAACACGAGCATGTTTCCAGACGTAAGTTTTATCGATAAATTGAGCTTTCTTTACCATCTCCTCAGTAGGAGGATTTGGTTTAAAAATCTGATTGTGGGTCGAAAGATTTTGATTCATAGAATTTGCACTTTTCTTTGTCGTATTTCAATTGGCACGCGACTCCCGTCTCGCCAGTAAAGCGGTTCTTAAGAACTCGCACTGTTGTATCAGCGTGTTCATCTCCACTCTGTTGATCTCGTTCAAGTCCAATAACTGCGTCAGAGATTTGACTAATGCTGTGGCTTCCGCGCAGCTGTCCAAGTGAAACTTTTGCTCCATCTTCATGTCCTTTATCACCTTGTGCTCTACGTAAATGAGAGACAAGGAACATTGAAATTCCTGTCTCTTCACACAACGACCTGAGCTTAGTCATTGTGTTATCAATCATTTTGCGTTCATCTCCATCTAATCCTGACAACAGGATTGACAGGTGATCTAGAAATACAACCCTACAGTCGAGTCCCGCAGCAAGGTAGCGAATTCTGGAGATGATGTTATCAGGATCAAAAGACCCAAAGCCATCAAAAAGATAGAGGTTCCACTCAGCAAGAGTGCTTTGATAAGCCTCGGTGAGATCAGATCGTTCATGAGTACCTATGTGAAATTGTTTACCACACGCAGCAGACATTAGTCCTAATGCTGTGCGTCTATTTGACTCTTCAAGTGCCACATACCCAACTCGTTCCCCTTTACTGAGGAAGTGAGCTGCAAGTTCACGGCATAGGGATGATTTTCCTTGACCAGTTCCACTAGTAATCGTGACAAGTTCTCCGGCCCGGACCCCTTGTAGTTTTTCTTGTAGCCCTGCGTATGGGTATTCATGTATGCAATCTTGTTGTGGTTCAATAACTAATGAAAGTAAAGTCTTACCATCAACAATGCCATCAGGTTTGTAGACCTGTGCATTCCAAATAGCTTGACGCACTGCTTCAAAATTGTCATCCTGAGCAGCCTCTGAAGCATCTTTGTAGCCTTTTAAGTCTGCAATTTTGACCTTACCAGGAGGTAAGATACTTGCGGCTTCCTGTACGGCTTGATGACCTGCATCATCATTATCAAAGAACAGGACAACTTCATCCCAATTCTCCAACCATTCATAGTTATGTTTGATTGATTTTTTTGCAGCGGCTGCACCGTAAGGCAGAGAGACTGCTTCCCATGTTGGAAAAGCTTCTCTGCATGTCGCAGCATCTAGCTCACCTTCGCAGATGACCATCCTTTTTCCTTTATTACGGAACAAGTGTTGGCCGAAAAATTTTCCGTCAGATTCACCTTCGTATCTGAAGTCTTTATCTTTAGTTTTAGTTTTTATGCCAAGATTGCGTCCACTGCCATCTCGATAATGGAAGCATAGGATCTCTCCATCGGCATGGATCCCATACTCTTCACATACTCTTTCAGAAATTCCTCGCTTTGACAGTCGTCGAGCAATTCCTCTTGATTCCATTCGTTGTACATAGTGGGTAGTTTCGTGATTGTGATTGCTGTTGTCTCCGCCTTTCCAGGTGTGACATACAAAACAAAAGGTGTGACCATCTGTGTATAAGCTATTGCCATCAGATGAGCCACACTCGTCGCAGGCAACGTGCCTTTCAAATTCGCTTGTCATGTAAACCAATCAATAGGAATGTTGGCCCATGATGTCCATGGAATTTTTAAACGATCGCAATATTGTGCGTAAGTAGTCTTTGATTTTTTGCTGATAGTGTTGAAAGGAGCTTGAAAGACCATACGAATATCAAGTTCAGGGTGCTGTTGTTTAACATTCCTAATCTTGCGGCGATCTTCAGCATCCCAGTATCCTTTACATTCTAGAAATACAGAATTTGGTAAAAGAAAATCAGGAGTGTAGTTATGAGCAATTGTGTAAGGAACCTTTGTAGATTCATACTCATACTTCACTCCCAATTCAACCATCAGATCAGCAACCTTTTCTTCAAGGCCTGATCGAAATGCCAT